ATCAAACCAATGTTGTTCCCAAATATTATCCAGCAGACAGCAAAGAACTATAATGATGCCTGGGTATTAGTAGAAGTGAATGATATTGGAGAACAGGTAGCAAATATTCTTCATTACGATTTGGAATATGAAAATATGCTGATGGCGGCAATGAGAGGTCGTGCTGGACAAGTTGTTGGGCACGGTTTTTCTGGTAAGAAGTCACAAATGGGAGTTAGGACAACGGCACAAGTAAAGAAACTTGGTTGTTCTAACTTAAAGACACTTATTGAAGATTTTAAGTTACTTACACTTGATTATGAAATCATTTCTGAGTTGACAACATTTGCTCAAAGGCATAATTCATTTGAAGCAGAAGAAGGTTGTAATGATGACCTGGCAATGTGTCTTGTTATCTTCGCTTGGTTGGTAGCACAAGATTACTTCAAGGAGATGACGGATAATGATATCCGTAAGAGAATTTACGAAGAGCAGAAAAATCAGATTGATCAAGATATGGCACCATTTGGATTTCTGGATGATGGTATCAATGACATGACATCATTTACAGATAAAGATGGTGATCGTTGGCATACTGATGAGTATGGCGATCGTGCTTATATGTGGGAGTATTACTAATGGATTTAGATGATCAGTTAAAACTAGGTCATCTTCTTCTCTATGAGAGAAAATGTAGGGTTTGTGGCATAACAAAAAATTTAGTAGATAGTTTTTATAGGACTAGAAAAGATAGAGGTCCTGTAGCATCTTCATATTCTTATGAGTGTAAAGAGTGTACCAAGAAAAGGGTAAAAAAGTGTAGCGATTCTTGGGAATACCCAGATTGGTAGATATCACGTCCAAATTCCCCACTGAAAAGCACCTTTTTAATAAATAATTTCAGATAATTCTGGACCAAGGAGTACAATAAGATGCCTCTAAACTTAGCATCTCCTGGAATTGTAGTAAGAGAAGTTGACTTAACTATTGGAAGAGTCGATCCAGTCTCTGGTTCGATTGGGGCGCTTGTTGCTCCTTTCACAAAGGGACCTGTGAACCTTCCTCAGTTGATTGAGAATGAGGATGATCTCTTAAACACTTTCGGCAGACCATACTCAACCGACAAGCACTATGAGCACTGGTTAGTCGCTTCATCTTACCTCGCATATGGTGGAACCATGCGAGTTGTAAGAGCAGACGATTTTAACGTTGCAACTGGCGCTGGACTCAAAAATGCTTTTGTTGGAGCAGCTTCAAGCGTAAGAATTCTTAGTACTGATAACTACGAAGATCTTCAATACGACGAAAATCCAATCACCAATGTAACTGTTGCCGCTAGAAATCCTGGCACTTGGGCAAACGGTATCAAGGTTGCCATCATTGATGGAAGAGCAGACCAAACCCTCACAGGCATCACAACAACTGGTGTTAGCGTTGGTTATGGATTTACTGCCGCAGTTCCTGCAGGAACAGTTCTTCCTGGTGCTGGATCAACTTCTGTTTTGGATGGATATTTCCAAGGCGTTATTACCGAAATCGGAACAGATTCTCTTGGTCTGAAACTCGTTAAGCACGTTTCTTCTGCTGGCGTAGTTGCTGATGTTGATTATCAACAGAATGGTGTTTATGCACTTCCAAACACAGGAAGCATCGGTATTCACACCAATGCAACTGGACAAGTAAGTAATCCACTTCACACTCGTTCTTATACGACTGAAAGAGATTGGTTTGAAACTCAAGAAATCAAACTGAATGTTGGAGCACTTGAGTGGGACGCAATCGCCAATAGACCTGGAACTTCTGATTACGTATCTGCTAGAGGTGGTAGATTTGATGAAGTTCATGTTGTTGTTATCGACGACAAGGGAACAATCACAGGTAACGCTGGAACAATTCTTGAGAAGCACCTCAACCTCTCTAAAGCAAAAGATGCTGAGTTCTCTGTAGGTTCTCCTTCTTACTGGAGAAAGTACCTCTATACCAATTCTGCATATATCTTTGGCGGAAGTGCTCCTCAGGGCACAGTTGCTACTGCATTTGCTGATAATGGGGTTGCACAGTTTGAACTTGATGCAGACACTGGATGGGATCAAGACGCTGATGGCGTAAACTTCGGTGGTTCTGGTACATACACTGCAATTCTTGGTGGTGGAACCAACTATGCTGCATCCGATGGATCAGATACAACTGATTATACAACCGCTGGTTCATTACACTCTGGATTGGATGATATTCAATCTGGATACACACTCTTTGAAAATACTGAAGAGTATGAAGTAGACTTCATCTTGATGGGTTCTGCTAACTATAGTAAGGAACAAGCACAGGCACTTGCTAACAAGTGTATTGCAGTTGCTGAAGCAAGAAAGGATGCTGTTGCATTCATCTCACCATATAGAGGTGCATTCATCTCAGATAGTCAATCAGGAACAGTAACCAACTTCGATGTTGATACAGTTACAAACAATGTTCTGAGTTTCTACGCTCCTGCAACTTCTACAACATATGGTGTATTTGATAGTGGTTACAAGTATATGTACGACCGCTTCAATGATACCTTCCGCTATGTTCCTCTGAATGGTGATATCGCTGGTACTTGTGCTAGAACTGATATCAACCAGTTCCCATGGTTCTCACCTGCTGGAACTGCAAGAGGAGCAATTCTCAATGCTGTAAAACTGGCATACAATCCAGGAAGAAAGCAAAGAGATGCACTTTATTCCGCAAGAATCAACCCAGTTATCTTCTCCCCTGGAGCAGGAATCATCCTCTTTGGTGATAAGACTGGATTCGGTAAGTCCTCCGCGTTTGATAGAATCAACGTTCGCCGCCTGTTCATCTTCCTTGAAGATGCAATCTCCGCTGCTGCCAAGGACTTCCTCTTCGAGTTCAACGATGAGATCACAAGAACTAACTTCGTGAACATTGTGGAACCATTCCTCCGTGACGTTCAATCCAAGCGTGGAATCTTTGATTATGTTGTTATTTGCGATGAAACAAATAACACACCTGATATTATTGACGCAAATGAGTTCATTGCGGACATTTACATCAAACCAGCAAGATCGATCAACTTCATCGGTCTGACCTTCATCGCCACCAGAACTGGTGTTGCTTTTGAAGAAGTAATCGGCTCGGTTTAATTCACTTAGATTAATTCAAATTAGAGGTTAGAACAAATGCCATCTAGACAACAAATTAATCCACCCCCACTAAGGAAGATTACCGACTTCAAGAGTAAACTAACGGGTGGTGGCGCACGCGCCAATCTCTTTGAAGTCGTTCTTCAGTTCCCAGATGCAGCACAACCTGATTCAGCGGTTCTTGATAAATCAAGATTCCTGGTCAAAGGTGCAAACATGCCTGCATCTAACATTGCCCAGATTGAAGTTCCTTTCAGAGGACGTGTTCTGAAAATTGCAGGTGATAGAACCTTCGATTCTTGGACCGTTACCGTTCTGAATGATACCGACTTCTCCATTCGCTCTGCGTTTGAGCGTTGGATGAACACCATCAACAGAGTATCTGATAATACTGGACTGGTTAACCCAGCAGATTATCAATCTGATGCTTATGTTTATCAGTTAGATCGTGACGGATCTGTTCTCAGATCCTATCGTTTCTACGATGTGTTCCCAACTCAGGTATCTCCAATCGACCTCTCTTACGATGCACAAGGCATCCAAGAGTTCACTGTTGAACTTCAAGTTCAGTGGTGGGAAGCAACCAAGGGCACTGGTGCAAATGCTGGTGGTGAAGACATCAACTAAATAGAAGAAGGTAATAGGCACTTTAAGTTATTATGGCCAAGCTCTTTGGTTTTTCAATTGACGACAAGCAAAATAAGTCACCTTCAGTTATTTCCCCCGTTCCTGAAACTAATCAGGACGGGGTTGATAACTATATTAGTAGTGGATTTTATGGACAGTATGTCGATATTGAAGGTGTCTATAAAACAGAGCATGATTTAATAAGAAGATATAGAGAAATGTCACTCCATCCTGAAGCGGATGGTGCTATTGAAGACGTGGTTAACGAAGCAATCGTTAGCGATCTTTATGATTCTCCTGTAGAGATTGAACTTTCTAATCTGAATGCGAGCGACAAACTCAAGAAGACAATCAGAGCAGAGTTCAAGTATCTCAAAGAAATTTTAGATTTCGATAGAAAGTCACACGAAATCTTCAGAAACTGGTATGTAGACGGAAGAGTATATTACTTAAAAGTTATTGATCAAAAAGCACCTCAAGAAGGTATCAAAGAACTTAGATATATTGATCCACTTAAGATCAAGTATATTCGCCAAGAAAAGAAAAAAGGAAATCAGTTTGATAATGGATTTGCCAGAGTTGGCGGTAGAGTAAATCTAAATGGCAAATCTCAAGAAGAGTTTGCTAATGGACCAGAGTTTGAAGAGTTCTTCCAGTATACTCCATCACCAAACTATCCAACTGGATCTTTAAATGGTAGAGGAAAGTCTGTCAAGATTGCAAAAGATGCAATCACATATTGCACTTCTGGTCTGGTAGATAGAAA